GTGCAACTTTATTCTACAAATAACTACAAAAGAAGTTCTAAGAATATTGAGGATTATTTTATAAAATGCTTTTTAGAATTAACTGTACAGGCGATTTATCCAGCAAAGCTAACGCCACCAACTATAACCGCCACCGTTATTGTACAGGCGATTTATCCAGCAAAACTAACGCCACCAATGTCAACTACTATAAACAAGTATAAATTTGCTTTCTGTTGACAGAAGTAGTATATTAACAATGAGACATTTTTTATTGAGGTCTCAAAACATAATACGACTAAATAATAGAGAGGAGGATTAAATGATAAAAATAAACCATGATAGCACAGGCTCTAAAGGGTTTAGTAAAAAAGAATTACATACACTTATGAGCAAGTTAGTTAATGACCATTTTAGGAAAGTTAGCAACTATCACAAAGAAGCAGCTGACTATTATATAAAGCGTTATCTTGATAAAGTGCAAACAGTTATAACTCAAATAGCTGAACAAAAATAATTAAATATGGAACAACAATTAAATATGGAACAACAATTAAATATGGAACAACAATTAAATATGGAACAACAATTAAATATGGAACAACAATTAAATATGAAAAATATAGGAGGAAATAACAATGGATAAGGCAAGTAAAAAGCCTAGTCCGCCAGAAACAATATTTGATGCTTTACATTTTCTAAACAATAACATAACAACAGCTTTAGAAGATGTAGTGTATCAACTGGAGGAAATAAACAAGTCGCTAACAGAGTTAGCAGAAAAAAATATAGGAGGCAACGAAGATGGATGGAACAAAAGATACAAATTCAAAAGATGAACTATTGGCTTTATTTCAAGAAGCTTTTAGCAAAACAAAGGACTTTGAAACTTTAGGCACGCCAGACGTTTGTAAAATATTAGGCAAGTCAAGGTGGACTGTTTACAGATTAGTTGAGGATGGCAAACTAACAGCTTATCAATCAGAGGCTGGTAAAAAAGGTAGCTCTTTGGTTTTTAAAAAAGAAGATGTTTTTGCATACTTAGACTCAACAGTTAAACCAGTAGCAATAAAGAAAGAAGGAAAATAATGCAACACGATAACTCAACATTCAGTGACACTTATTCCCAACAAATAAAATGGAATCCATCTTATAATGGCAAGCCATTAAATTTGAGTATAAGAATAATAAGAGTTACGCCAGCAAAGGCTAGAGAGCTTTTAAGGACTATGGAAACTAACAGAAATAAAAGAACAGCTGCCCTAAAAAAGATACGTTCAGCTATAACTGTGGGTAAATGGTTTCCAACTGGCGACACTATAAAAATAAGTAAAGAAGGTGTTTTGATAGATGGTCAACACAGGCTGTCAGCTATAGGTGAAGGGATAGACACTTTTGACTTAGTTGCTGTGCATGGTTTTGACTTAGAGGATATAAACCACTTTGACCAAAATTCAAGCAGAACAATGCCAGATAACTTGAAGCTTAAGGGTAGACCTCATGCTACTGAGCTATCAGGTGGCTTGAACTTTTTTTACAAACTTAGAGAAAGTGAGCTTAAAGGAATATCGCCAGCTGGTTATGAGCAACAAGACTTTGATGAACTTTTTGCTAAGACAGGCGTTTTAGATGAAGATGTAATCTATGGTATGCAACAAAAGAAAGACCCTAATGGAGGTTACTCTATGAAGTGTGTTATAGCTTTACGGTTTTTGTTTTCAGAGTATTACGGTAGGCACAAAACTGAGGTATTTTTTGACCGTTTTATATACGGTAAAGATAATGCTAAGATGGAGAAATACAATCCAGCTAATATGCTAAGTAGAAAGCTAAATAGTTATAAAGCTGGAGGCAAGTCTACTGACTTAACTGAAAGATTTAAAAGAGGCGTTTACTCAGATAACTGGGTAGCAATATATATGTACGAGGCTTTTCAAGCATACTTAGAAGAAAAGAATCTTACTAGATGGCATAGTGATAAAATAGTGCCTGTGTCTATGAGAGAGCATATATATTGGCGGACTTTAAATCAAATAGCTAGAACTGTTTATACAAAACATGAGAACAAATATTTGGAGGGGATAAAATGAATCAAGAACACGTAAACCAAATAGCTTTATACTTTAGAGACTTGCAACATGAGATGGTTATACAAGCTGATGTTCAAAGAGCTTTGACAGAAGCTTTGCAACAACTAACAAGTGAGTTTAATCAGTTTAGGCATATAGCTAATATAAAGCTAGAAGCTATAAGTAACACACAGTTAGGAGAAATAGCAGAGCTAAAAGAAGAGCTAGCTAGAATAATAGAGGTTAGGGGATAATTACAATAATAGAGTATTGTACTTGCATAAATGAATTAAAAACTATGTTATTGCTTGTCATAAAAACTTTTGCGTTACCTTCAGGAGGGAACAAGCACAATACTCTATTACAAGTAATGGTACAACATAAAAAAAATATAAACAATATAAATAAAAGGAATGACAATAATGAATAATGATAATCCAAAATACGAACAATTAGATACACAGAGGGAAAGAGAAGAGGGAGCTAGGCTGAAAAGCGATAGGTCGCCAGAAGAGCTAAAGCAAGCTTTGCTTAGTGAATACTCTCAGACTGTGGCTGGCACAGCTTCTGCTTTAGATAAAACACGGAGGTTAGCAGATGAGTTACACAAAGTAGCGGACTACTTTGGAGCGGTAAAAGAAGCAGCTCAAACTAATTACAACTATGTAGACCAGCACACAGCAAAAGAACAATTTGGTATAGGTGAAGAAAAAATAAAAGATATGTTTAATGTTAGGTGGCAAAATGAGTTTAATATGTTTTCAATAAGCGGTTTTCACTTTTTAATAGACTCTTTGTCTTGGCAATTATGGAACTGGGATTTTGATGAAGAGGTTATACTAGATAGACATGAGGACTTACAGGTTATGATGGAAACTTTTATAAATTCTAATAGATATGAAGTTTTTGACGAGGATGTACCTAAAGCTAAGTTACCTTTACCTCAACCAGTTATGAGCCTTTGGACAGAAGGGTCTCGTATGCCAGCCTCAGTAAAGGCTAATGCTAATGGTTACCACCATTCTCAATCGCCACTTGGCAAAGATGGTCGTAGGCAAGCCACTTGGGATGAACTAATAAACCCTTTAGTAACTTGGGATAATAAAAACATACAAATAGTTACACCTACTTACATAGAAGATGACTCTTATTCAATAGGTAGTGTTGCAGCTATGTTTGACACTACGCCATTTAATGTATTGAAAATGCTTCAAGAAGATTTATTGAGAACAGACACAGAAGATACTGAGTACATAGCTTTTGAAATAAAAGGGTCAGTGATAAACAACTTTATAAATGAGATGTTTGAAATAAAAAGATTAGTTAAGAAAGAAAGACTAGATAACTACAAAGAAAAAATGAAAAGTTTACACGGAGGACAAAAAAGCTTAAACTTATAACTGTAGGCTTAAGAGACTTAACTCTTTTCATCTTTAAGACCATCTAACATTTTTGTTAGGTGGTCTTTTAATTTTAAAATAACCATTAAACAGCTCCGCTTAGACATTGTCAGATGTTCAGATGTTCTACCCCCAGACATTTGAACATCTGGAACATCTGGAACATCTGGTAGTTGACAGAAGTAGAATAGTTTAGTAAGCTGTATATCAAATACAAATTACTTTAGGAGGTAATAGATGGAATTTAAATACGTTTATACAACACAAAAATATTGTGAAGATTGTGGCAGAAAAAAGGTTGCAGCTATACCAGCTAGCCATTGGAGAGATATAGAAGTTCTTGACTGTATGTTTTGTAACAATGATTTTAGTATGGACATAAATAGATTTTTAATTAATTACGAATACGATACTAAAACTGATTCTTACAAAAAAAGGGTAAGATAATGGCTTTTGATAAAACAAAGTATGAGGTAAGACCAATCGATTACAAAACAGCTATGGACTTGATAGTTAAGAATCATTATCTACATAGAAAAGCACCGTGTAGCCAAGCCTTTGGCTTGTTTTATAAAACTAATACCGATAGACCTATAGGTGTTATAACTTATGGAACACCAGCTAGTAGAGCATTACAAAAAGGCTTATGCGGAATAGAGGAAGCTAACAACGTAATAGAGCTAACTAGACTCTGGATAGAAGATGGAACTGAAAAAAATGCTGAGAGTTTTCTAATAGCTAATTCAATAAAGCTAGTAACCAAAGAGATATTAGTGTCTTATGCTGAGGCTCAACAAGGGCACTTAGGCATTGTTTATCAAGCGACTAATTGGATTTATACAGGCTTATCTGACAAACACGTTATATGGACTATAGAGGGAACTGACAATAAACATTCTAGGCACATCTTTGATAGTTATGGTGGTATCAATAAAGCTAAAAAAGTACTTAAAGAAAAAATGATAAGAGGTGAGAGACCTAGAAAACATAGATACGTTTTCTTTAATACATCTAATAAAAAAAGAAGAAAAGAGCTAATAAGCAAACTGCGTTATGAAGCACAACCTTATCCTAAAGATAATTACTACCAGAAAAAAATGGAAAGCTTGTTATAAAATAATAAGTAGGTCAAAGAGGTCTAGATATTCCAGACCTCTTTTTTTTTAATAAATATTAGACAGCACCGCATGAGACATAATATAACATTATGTCTCTTTATGATGTATTATCTAATTATAAGGTTTTTACATAAAAGATAAAACATAAAGAATATTGGATAAAACAGAGACAAAAGATAAAAAAGGTCACAAAGTAGTCAAGTACTTAACTCACACAGAGGCTTTGAACGCTATAGATACAGCTAGGGCATTAAAAACCAGAAAACAATTTTCTGGTAATTTAATTGCACTGGCTATGCAACTTCAATATTATGCTGGCTTAAGAGTTTCAGAGCTAACAGCTGTTACGCCTAGAGATATTAAGCTAGAAGATAGTAGGCTTGATATTTTGGTTAGAGGTAAAGGCAATAAGCAAAGGGTAGTACCAATAGTTAATGAGAGCTTAATAGCTACTATCAATTATATAAATAATGATGGAATAAATTTTGATAAGCCTTATATAAACAAAGACCGCAGAACTATTTGGCGGTGGTATAAATCAGTTGAAGCTAAAACAGGTATTTATATTAATACTCATATCTTTAGGCATAGCTTTGCCAGAAACTTATTACAAAAAGGAATCCCAATTAATACAGTTAGCCTACTTTTAGGGCATAGTTATTTATCGACAACTATAAATAGTTACTTACAACTATCACCAAACATAAAAGAGTTAGAGCTAGCTTGGGAATTATTAAACAAGGAAAAAGAAGGATGGAGTAAATAATATGTCAGAATCTTATACGCTTTTTGATAACACTGATGACTCAATGGACAAAAAGAAAATAGAAACAGATAAAGAAAAACTAATTAATGCTTTAGAAGTAGATGAAAAAATGTCTAGCGTTCAAGCTCCTAACAATATAGTTGAATATATGCACCTAGCAGAAGAAGAAGAGCTTGCAGAAGTACAACCGCAAGAACCAAAGCCAGAGTCTACAACTTTAGCTCCTAGTCTGGACACTAAAGAAGATAAAAGACTTGCTAATATGAAAACAGTTATAAAGCGTTTTGATGATATAGAGAATAAGTTAAATCAAATATTAAATTACAAACAATGTCGTGAGTGCGGAGGTAAAGTTATAAATGAATAGATTAAGATACTTGTACTGGCTTATGTTTGCAAATATGTCATTAATGTTTATATGCTTGATATTAATAATACTTACTTTAATGGGTTGGGTTATTCAACTATGAAGCTAAGAGCTTATGACAAAGTAATTTTATGGTGGCTATTACTAATAACAATAGCTGCAACAAGTTTCTTTGCATATAGAACATATAATTTAATAAAATCTGGCTTAGTGTTGTAAGAAGTTGCATTGTATACATTATTGTAGTAAGCTATTACCCATAGAGGCAAAAAGCCTTTACAAATAAAAGTTGCTTAGGAGGCAAAAAGATGGAAAAGAAAATGTACACAGTAACAGTAGAACAAGCTTGTTTTTCTACAATAGATATAGAGGCTGAGAATGAGATGGAGGCTAGGCAAATAGCTACTGACATGGACTCTATAGATTTAGAGGAACTTAGAGGCGGTGTTTATGAAATATCTGATGAGGCTCACTCAGTTTACTTGATAGAAGAACAAAAGAATTGGTAAGGTAAACAAGCTATGCTCACGGAACATAGAGCCTATGTTCCGTGAGCATAGCATAAGGAAAAAAAAATATGAAATACATATCTGCTCCGCTTAGAGCTTTGATTGAAATTTTTAAATCTTTAACAATGCTTTTTTTAATAATTAAGTTATTAGAAAATTTTGTCGTAAGTGATATTAAAATAACAAATTTAGACACAAAGAAAGAAGGCTAAAATGGTAAATGATTATGATAATGGTGAAGAGGGTCTAAACGCCTTTAGTGGCTTTACTATGGATGGTCAAGATGGACAAGGGTTTTTTAAAACATCTAGGCTATTAATAGAGCCACCTGATGTAATAGATAATTTATACAGCTCAAGTATTTTAGATGGACAGCAACTAATGGATGCAGCTTTAATAATGGCAAAAGCACAGACTACGAGAAATAGAATAAAAAATAAAGAGAATAAAAAAAGAGATAAAGAAAACTTACAACAGGGAAGCAAGAAAAAATATAAACCCTTAGAGTTTGGTGATAGAACTTACTCTGAAACACAAGCACTTTATCTTATGATGTTGTCACCATCTAAAGATGGTACAGCTAGGAATCAATTAGTAGGAGCTTTGACTGGTAACTTTATCCCAACAATTACAAACACTTATAACAAGCTTAGAGGCAAAGGTAGAAAATAATGAAGCTACTAAGATTTTTTGGAGACAACCATATAGAAATAGCAGAAGGTGAACTTACTGGAGGTGTTATAAAAGTGTCAGAGACAGAAGCTTATAGAGCTGATGCTGAAAGTATAGGCTTTTATATTTCAGCACCTTATTATGGCTTTGGTAAGCCTAAAAGAGTGCCTATAGTTACAACCAGAGTAGGAGACTCAACTACCTTATACCCAATAGAAGAAAATTATTTATGTGAAGAGCTTGTGTCAGAAGAAGAGCTAAAAGATTTTGAAAACGCTAGCTTTTTAGAGACTCAACTTAAAATAGAAAAAGGCGACAGTGGGAATAAAAAATTTCAAGAAAGAATTTTGCTTATAGTTATGGGAATTTTAGGCACAGCATTTGCTGTTATAGCTATTTTTGCTGGCTTGCCTATGTTCAAAGATAATGTTTTGAACCTAAACAAAGAAAAACCTATAGAAGCAGTGCCTATACAGGCAACGCCTATTGAAAATATTAACGGAGGTAACAACAATGGAATATTCAAGGAACAAACAGAACTTAACTCAGAACTCTATGGAGGAAGCAACCCAGTCCGCTAAGTCTTTTTGGTATAGCACCTCTAAACATGGATTAAAGTTTTTACAAGTTTTTACAAAAAAAGAAAAAATAATACTATCAGCAACAGTTATAGGTACTTTTGCTATGCTGGCTATGGCTTCTTATTTCACAAGCCTAGTTATTCTTGCAGCAATCTTTTTTTTAGTATCTTTATTAGGCTGGGCATTTTATTGGCGTAAAGTTTGTAAAGACAGATTAATAAAACTCTATTATTTACTTAAAGAAACATCTGATGTTTATTTATGGGTAGAAACTTGGGATTTAAAGTCACGTTATTTATATTCTAACCCAGACTATTATTGGTCAGAAAATAATGAGTTAGTAAGAGTTTATGATTATATAAACACTATAAAAGAAAATCAAGATGGAACTGAAAAAAACATACCTATACCTTTTAGACCTTTTGACATAGAGCTAGGCTCTGTTACCAGTATAGATTTAGCTAGAACTCAAGAACAATCAGCAGCTGAAAGACTATTCACTTCATTAAGAAAAAATTGGAATGAAGTTTTGAAACTAGGTTTTTATGTAGTAATTATTTTAGGCTTAATAGTAGGAATAATAGCTTTATTAGGAAATTAGATTATGCAAGAAATTAATCAAATAGATTTATCAGATGCTAGTGGGAAGAACCCAAAAGCAGATAAATTATTAATAGACAGCACCGTTATAGGTTTACATGGATTTCGCGGCAGCGGCAAAAGTTTACTTGCAAGTTATCTTACAGCTCATGCTCATTACACTTTTGGAACTAGGGTTTTTCATAACAACGTATTGAACTTTGGGGAAGTTATAGAGGTTGAGGATTTAATAGACTTAACAGAAGATGTTTCAAACGCAATTATACTTATAGATGAAATACAAACTATAGGAGACAGTGTTAGGGCAACAAGCACTTTGTCTTATTTGTTTACACAAATGTTGATGCAACTTAGAAAGCGTAAAATAATAATACTTTGGACAAGTCAAAATCTCAGACAAATTAATTCCAGAATATTATGGCAAACAGACTTTTTGGTTGAGTGTGCAACACCTCAAGGTGAAAATGCTGGCAAAATAGTTATGTTTGAAATTGTTTCTAATGGCACAGTAGCACCAGAAGGACAGAAGCAAAGAGGTAGGCTATATAGAGCTGAAAGATTTTGGAATTATTACGACACTGGAGCAATAATTGATTCAACTAAATCAATTATGATAGATTCAAATTTTGTAAAACAACAAAGAAAAAACAATGAAAAGGACAAAGTGCAAGAAATATTAACAGAAGCTGCAAAGCAATATGATGAACTTTACTTAGATGAAATAAAAACTATATTAAAACAAAATGGAGTAGAGCAAACAGATAATATGCTAGGTAGGTGGCTTAAAGATATTTTAGAGCCACATAACATAGTTAGGACTAGAGAAGGTCGAGTATATTACTTAGAGCCTCTGAAAGAGTAATATAGAGCCATTGTCGCCACCTTTGTAGCCGAATGTGTGTATAGATTCCCTTATATTAAACCGCATTAATTTTTACACTTTAGTTGAAAAGAGAAAAAACTTATGGTAAATATATAAATATGTTTAGCAGAGTTGCATTAGTTTCATTAGCATTTATATTCGGTATAATAGCTTTTACATTTGCTTTGCCAGTTGTCTTAGAAGTAGGAGAAAGCTCTCGAAAAGCCTCTTCTACTGTCTCAAGAGCTTGTACCACAACAACGGTGACAAGCTGCAATATTACTTTACCTACACAACACGCACATCCTACTAAAGAGGGTATTGCAGTAGTTGAGACACAACCATGCACAAGCGGAAACCCATGTACAGACCACACGTCACAGACAAGTCTAAGCTCTGACCAAACTTTTCTGACTGTAGATAGTTTACAGCAAAACACATCTTATACATTCAATGTAACTTATGATGCCATCAATGATGGTGTCTCTACTATGTTGAACTCTTTATTGTTTAGGTTGCCAGTTATATTAATAATTGGTGTTAGTGTGCTATTGATGGTAGGGGGTACAAGGTGGGTAAGCAGAGCGTAAAATGGTTGATACTATCCCAGAATAAAAAACTTGTAATATAGGAGAATTTAATAATGGCAAACATGGATTCAACAAAAGGTATTTTGTCGGCTGTGATAGTTTTGGTTATTTTCCTTGCACTGCTTCCTACAATAGTAGATTCAGTTGTAGCAGCTGCTGGCACAACAGGTCTTTCAACCTCTGCCGCATCTATAATCAACTTAATTCCACTCGTCGTCGCAGCAGGTGGTATTGGATTAGCTGGCTGGTTAGCTTATGACAAAATCAAGGGATAGTCACTAGAAAAGTCAAACACGACTAATTTGAATAGAGTTATAGCCTTAAGCCTACGCAAGCAATATATAAGGCATTTATGAATTTTATTTTTTTGGTTTTAGCAACGCTATCTACAATTTTTTTAGCTGGGGATGTAACATCTAGGACTACACCTTCTGGACTAATGATTACATTAGCTTGGCTTTTGCCTGTAGCTTTTGCCTTATGGACTCTTCAAGAAGCTTGGAAGTTATTTACAGGGGAGTCTAACTTTTGAAAACCCTTTTATCTTTATCTTTAATTTCTCTTTTTTTTATTTCCTCTACGCCTCTTTTAGCTTGGGAGTCAACAACTGTAACCGCACCACCACCTTATGAGCTTCTTTCAGCCAGAGGATATCAAAACATATTTTCTACAGGTGATGTTTTAATTGTTTCTCGTTTTCATTTAACACAAGATGAAACAACCACAGACTGGTGTGATTTATTAAGAGACACAGCTGGTTGTGCCTCTACGCCAGTTAATCCTTTAAACCCAGAAACATTAGATATAGATGCTGTTACAGGTTTATCGCCTATGCTTTATGAACTTTACACAGGCACAGGAAATAATAGGATATTACAAAAACAAACAGCAGATATACCCAGAATAAATAGAGGTCTTATAGGGTTTTATATTGCAGATGGAAGTGGAAGCGGTGTTCCCTATGGAGGTTCAAATACTCAAGTTTGCCTACAGGCGAACCAATCAATTTGGTCTAGCACAATAGTTAATCCAGTAAGCACTACAGGTAATGGATGTAGAAATATGATATGGAGCGGTAGCAAAGCAGAATTGATAAATGATTTAAAAACACAAGTATTT